CTGAGACGAAGCGGGGTCTGGATTCCACACAGGTCGAGTCACGGTGGAGTCACCGTTGCCCGGATCAGTGTAGTCGGTGAATTCATCCCAGCCGTTGCCAGCTTGGTTGATATCATCGTAGATGTCGTCATTGGCCAAGGCGGTAAAGCCTGTCAGGTCGATGAGCAACATGTACCATGTGGCCGCATTCGCATCGTTGTCAAACATGACATCGAACAAAAAGTTCTTGCCTTCGTTTGTGATGCCGTTCGGGCAACGATAGTTCGCCAAAAGCAACCCACCGCGCCAGTGTTCCACGTTAAACAATCCTCGTGGAGCCAAGATGTTCTCCACAACATTGCCACGACGTGGCGTCTTACCAACGGAAACCGATGCCCGTTGGCCCAAGTGTAATTTGGAATTCATATTTGAATCTCCCCAATTATTGCCGTGAGTTGTCGTTTGAACTTAAAACTGCGTCTTGCCGAAACTCACGGTTTGATTGCGACTTGACACAAGAACCAGTGGCACCCAACGGGGCACCACTGTTGATTTTCTTTAGGGCATCCAACCCTCTGCTTAAGAGTCCGCGATCCATCACGGACTCGTTTGTGATCAGTATTGGAACGTTGTCATCCATTATTTCTTCCTGAACCCGGATGAAGTTCCCCGTCTGAATTCTCGTTTGATCTTTGACACAACAGCGCGAGCCGTTGAATCTGGGTCAGAGTTGCCAAGAACTTTGATGTCCCCGATGTTGACACTATTGTGAGTCACCGACCCACCGTCTTGTCGATACACAGGAGGAACACCAGCATTCATTGCCATAAGCTGCGAAGCAAACTTCCTGGACGATCTCGCGTTAACCACGAATTCACCAGGAGACAGCATTGCAGGAATTGTGTCGGTACCTCGACTTGGGAACCCGCCACCTGAAAGGTAGTTCATAAAACCACCAAACATTCTTGGTGCGGGTTGCTGTGGTCCAGGACCTTGCGATTGGGCACGGTTGAGTCTAATTTGCTCATCCGTGACCTTTTTCGCTGCAATGGCGGCTGCATCATATGCAATCTTCATTGCATTAACACCACCAACACCTTGATCGATCTTAGTATTGGTTTCCTGTTGCTTCGTCGCAGTCTTGCCGGTTTCGGTCGTGACCGCTTGCTGGCCAGTCCTTAAAGCATTTTGCTTTTGGACAGCGGTATCGATGGTCGTGGCTAACTGAGTCAACTGTTGTTCATCAGCTTGTGCCCGACCTAATTGCCCTTCAACTCCAACGGTGTTCTTCTGGACAGCTTGCAATTCTTTCAGTGATTCAATAAGCTGTCTGATAAACGCAGCTTCGGTAAAAAAGTTACTACCAGGAACATCCCCGGCACCAACTCTATTGAATGCGTTGACCAGTTTTTCAGCTTGAGCAATGTCTTCTTCGGTGATGAATTGCTTTTTGAAAAGATTCTGAAAGAAAGCATCGATCTTACTTATCGCTGTTGGATCAAAGAATGGTACCCTTTGTGTGCCACCCTTAGTGATCTCATTTTGGTTGTCCCGAATCTGGGCTAACTGAGCGATAACTTTCCCGCGAGCCTGTTGTTCTTCTTGAACCGAAGTGTTCAACTTACGTTGAGCCTCTTCATTTTCAACTAGTTTCTGTTCTGTTTGCTTCAGAACATTTTGCAAACCCTGCGCTGGTCTCAATGGATCAAAGTCACCAAGATTGATTCCTAAATTCTTGGCTTCACCAGTGATGAATTCCACAGGGATTTTCAAAGTCTGACCCTTAGCAACTTCTTCAAGTTGCTTAGTCAACTTTTCCTTGGGCGCATCGATGTTGATCCCGTTGAGGGTTTCTTGGAATCTTGTCGCGATGTCCGCGATACCAAGGATATCCGCCAGCTTCAGATCGTCACTGCTAAGAGCCAAGTCCTTGATTTTATCGAATGCTTGTTTGGCATTCTTGGTAGCTTGGTCTCTTTGTTCAGGACTAAGCAAAGCACCTTGATCAAACACACCAAGATTCTTCGATAGAATCTTGACTTGCTCTTTCAAAGAGTCCAGCTTAGCCTTTTCATCGACTTGCTTTTTCTTTGCTGCATCCGTGGCTTGAACATCAAGAGCCTGTTGAGCCTTTTTAGTGGCCAACTGTTCCTTGAGGATCGTATTCAACAGCTTCTCAGCTTGGAATATCGCCCCACGATTGCCAGTCCCTTGTGCCGTGCTAACTGCTTCTTGAGCCAATTCAGCGGCTCGGTCCAAAGCTTTAGCCCGGTCTTCAAGTCCCTTGAACGTTCCCGTGTTACCTGTACTCTTATTGAGTTGTTCAGTAGCACGTTTAGTTTCAAGGAATGCTTGCCGAAGCCCATCCATGTTTCGGATTCGTCGTTGAAATTCTTGATCATCAATCCGTTGTCTGATCTCAGTTTGTTCTTCGGCGTTCTTCGTAGTACGTTCTTGCAGACCTTCAATCTGTTTGTCCAGAGCCTTTACAATGTCTTCCCTGGAATTAACTAGATTGTCAAGACTAGCAGTTGTTGTCTTTACGAAGGCGTCATTTTCTTTTCGCAGACCTTGGATAGCTTGCTTAGAAGCCTCATCCAACTTGTTCAAGCCATCGACACCAGACTTGACCAGGGCATTGATTCCTTTGATGGCTGAGTCCGAGTCGGTATTGATCTGCTTGATGTTGTTAAGCTTGATCTTTTCCAAGGCTTGCAGTGCGGGAGCTAAGTCAGCAGCTACAACAGCATTAGCCGACATTCTTCCGAGTTGATGAATCAGAACCCCAATGCCAAGCCCAAGCCCTGCGATACCAGCTACGGCAGTAAATGTCGAAGCTGCTAAAATGTCAGCCGCTGCCGAAGCAGCTAAAAATCTGGCTGCTAGGGCTACCAATGCAGTGCCACTGACAATAGAGATTGTTGCTCCTATGTTATCCAGGGCGCTATTCAACACTCCTAACCCAGTAGTCAAGGTCGGCAGTATTTGTTGGGCCAATTCCAAGAATTCAAGCTTCAATTCATTGAGAGCCTTTTGGAATTTAACAGCTTCTTGTGCGTCAAACTCAGCCAGCAAAGTATCCAAGAACCCGGTGGATTTATTCGCTGCATCACCGATCTCTGTCAAGAAGCCAGCGAATTGTTCCGCATCAGTAGACAGAGCATCGAAGCCGCTTCGACCACGAATATCCGGGAAGAAGTCAGCCAATCGTTGCGAGCTACCACCAACTTGCTGGTCAATAGCTCGTAAGACACCTTGGAAGCTTCCGAATTTCTGGATAGCTTCTTCGATCCCGGAGACATTGAAGACATCTGTGAACAGTTTCTTTAGTTCAGTCGATGGTTTCTGAAGTTGGTTGATGATACCACGGATTTGAACCAATGTAGTTTCAGGCGAAATACCACGACGTGAAATCGTAGCAATAGCCGCACCTAGCTCATTGAATTGAATCCCTGATGTACTTGCCAAACCAGTAACGTTACCAATGCTATCAGCGATGTCATCCAGCTTGATACGACCCAACTGGGTTGTCTTGAACAGCGCGGCTGAAACTCGGTCCGAATTCGACACTCCTTGATTATAGGAGTTGAGTACCGACGACAAAGCTTCGATAGAGTCTGACACTTCAGACCCTGAAATACGCGCAAGCTTGTTCGACGAAATGAACAAATCATTGCTTTCAGCGGACCCCTTAACTTCGTTTTGGAATTCTGCGAATCGGGCGTTAGCCTCGTCCAGAACATCAAACCCGAAGGTCTTGGAGGCGCTGATAACTTCTTTGTTCAGCCTTTGAACTTCGTCGCTGAATGTGCCACGACGTGGCGACACAGCGGCTGTTTCGGCCAGCGTGATTCCAAGTTCTTTTGCAGTGTTGACAGCTTGAGATAACTCAGCTTGTACACGATCAATCGTGCCTAACACACCGCGAAGAATAGTAATCCGGCCAAGAGTTTGCCAAGAAACAAGCAAGCCATCAGTCGACCGTTTGAGTTTAGTGGTGGCGTTGTTGACGTTATTGAGAGCCGTGTTTGCTTTAACCAGCTTATTCGCTGCGCTGGCAACGTTGTTCAGATTTCGAGCAACGTTACCTAAGTTCGATCCAAGTTTACCTTGGTTGAAACGACGAATAGCACCAGCACTGGCAGCCAGGGCTTGATTGAAATTACCGAGGGCACCAATCAATTGATTGAGACTGCCAATAGCAGCACTGGCGTCAAAGCCTAATGTTTGGACGATATCAGCCATTGGTTACCCCACACGTAATGATTTGAATTTCAGCGATTTGAATGGTGATGGTAAGACCACTGCATCGCGAGCAAAATCTTCAAAAGCATCTTGTCCGATCTTTTGAAAATGATATGGACCGGGTTCCTTCAACCTTGCAAAGAGTCTTCCCGCTTCCGGGTTGTCATTTGCGTTATTGTATTCATTGAACACCAAATGAAATAAGCTTGTCTCATAGGTGAATGTTGCAATACCATCTTTCAATCTGTCCAGATTGAGTTTACCTTCACTCTGTTGGAACCCTATTGATGGCCCCTTGGCCCAAGGGTTGTTGCTACTTCTCGCTTGGATACCGGTGATAGTCAGCGGGAAGCTAACTGCACGAGCCAATTTCAAAAAAGTTGCTCGTGATGCCCCGGACCACACTGGTATGATGAGCAAAACGGTAGCATTCAACCACACTGTTGCAGCTTGCTTGATGCCCTTGGACATGACATCAGCAAAACTCTTTTCCCAAGCAGTCATGTTGATTTCGATCTGCTTGAATCGTGCTTTGAATTTTGGTGATTTGAATGCTACCATTTCCGTGCTCCTTCTATCGCCTTTTACGACGACCGGATGTTTTGGGCGCGGGCGCGGGCTTAACGTTGTAAGCCTTGTTTTCCTCAAAAATACATCGTTGGTCGTAAGCCAATACTAAGGCTTGACTCCAAGAATCAAGTTCGTCCCAGCTTTCCTTTAGTCCTGGTGGTCGGATTCCGACTCTTCTACAGGCTTGCCAGATTGCGAATTCCCCGGAGACGTATTTGGGCCAGAGGTACTTTTTGCCCCCGCCTGACCACGTAGAAAAACCTGTCTGGCTGCTTCAAGCTTGTCTTCATCCAGAGAGTTAGCTTCCAGCACCGCATCGCAAATCATATTGATTTCGATGATTGAGAACCCAGCCTCCCTCAACTCCTTGGTGTAGTTAGTCCAAGTCTTCGGGTCTCTTAAGTCAACTGTCTGCCATTCAACGTGGCTTGGCTCCAATGACTTCAGTACAATCCAAGCCATACGCTTGATATTGTAGTTCAGAACTTGTTGCTGGTAACCTTCGTTCTTGTGATCCTTCAGCTTCTCCCCGCCCTTGCCCACGACAATGGGAGGTTCGGGGTAAACCATGTACTGGTTTAGCTCATCAAAATCACTGATGGCTTCAGCAATGAACACAATTGGTTCTTGATCTTCACGAGGGATAACCACAGTCTTTCGGTTTTTCCCAGCGATTACTCGACCGCCAATCTTCATTGGTTTTCCTTTCAAAATAAGAAACAGGCTAGGGGTGATTTTCACCCCTAGCCAAAGTTCAGTTACGAACGTGTCACAGTGGGTTTCACGACATTGCACCGACCGGTAACCGACAGCGTAGCCGCATCAAGATCGGCTTCAAACGTGTCATACCGGAAGTCAGGGAAGAGGCTGGTTTCAACTTCTTCGCTTCCGCAAGGTGGTGTATGTTCGACTTCAATGTCAACCGCATACGGTTCGCATGGATCAGCCGAACTAGAAACCCATTCGCTCGCTTCACCGGTGCCGTTCAAGGCATCGTAAGGAGTAATGACTTCGCCCGTCCCGGTGGTAATGTGTTCGTACACACTGTCAATCGTGATGTCCAGCGGTTGCTGGTCACCTTCCCGGACTGTATCCAGGTTGCCACGATCAAGCAAGTATTCGTATTCACGGTTCACCGTCCACACCAAATTCCCATCACCCAGCTTGATTTCAATTTGCTGTGGTAGGAATGTGATCACAGCTTCGTCGGCTGCACCAGCCGCAAGAGCCGGTGTAAATGTGATGCTGGTCGTCGGAGAAGACGAGGCTGGCGTTCTAGCAGTAACCGTATGAACCGGTGTGCCAGTTTCGCCCGCGATAGTAAATCGAGCACCGACAGGCACCAAATCTGTGTCTGTGGTATTCAAAACAATTGTGTCAATGCTGAGCGTGGTATCACCAGCCATCACTGACATATCTTCGATAGCAGCGGTGCCGCTAAGTCCGTCTTTGATGCGAATGATCGCATCGCGGAGTTCAATTCGTGCCATTTTATGGTACCTCTCCCGTTAAGGGCAGATGTTCATTTCGAGATTCACGTCCACCCCGTATTGACGCAATCGATCTTCTCGATTGATCTCTCCGAAGTGAAACACCTTTACGCTCTCTTTTGACCCACGCCTGAGAGTTAGGCACCCAATCAACGATTGGTCATCTTCAAGCCCGGTGCCATACTTGAATACCGGAATAGGATTACTGGCACCTTGGGCCATAAAGCCAGCAATCATAGTCCCTGAGTAGGCATTCGGTAATTGTCCACCCATGTGCGAGAAGATCAAGATATTGACATCAACTTCAAAATGCCAATAGTTATGACTTTGCTCAATAATGAATGGTCCGTTAACTCGTATCTCAAGTCTTTCTGGGGCTTCCTGGAATGCCGTAGTCCGTTCATCCAATCCTTCGACCAGAGACTTGAAACTATTGTCGTCCGCGATTTCTTTGAAGTAAACCGCAACAGAAGCCTGCACCCATCTTGGCCAGTTTTCATCGTACTGTGTATGAGGCATAGCTAGGCTCCGTTATGCTGGTACCAATTCAACGTCCGCGACTTGTGTCAGTGTTAATGTTTGAGACAGGATCATTGGTCCAACCAAAATGATACTTTGATCAACACTCAATGTGCTTTCACCGGTTAAGATGAAATCTTCAACAGGGATAGGCCGAGTAACCGTTGGTTTGGTTATATTGCATCTGCCTGTGATTGAAAATGTTGCAGCATCCAAGTCCGCTTCAAATGTGTCGTATCGGAAGTCCGGTAACAAAGTCACTTCAGCAGTGTCTCGTGCATCACTCCCTGAACACGGAGGATCGTGTTCAATTTCAACGTCAACACTGTATGGTTCGCAGGGGTCATCTGAACTTGAGACCCACTCGTCCGCACCACCGGTTCCATTCAAGGCGTCATACGGGGTGATGTCTTCTCCCGTGCCTGTGATGATATGCTCGTACACGCTATCGATTGTGACATCCAATGGTTGCTGATCGCCTTCCCGGACTGTATCCAGATTTCCGCGATCAAGCAAATATTCAAATTCTCGGTTGATTGTCCAGACCACATTACCGTCACCAATTTTGATTTCGATGCGCTGTGGTAGGAATGTGATCACGGCATTGTTCAGCACGTCGGCGTTTAGCCCCGGTGTGAAATCAATCGCTGTAGTCGGAGCCGTCGATAAGGGGGTTCTAGCTGTGACAGTATGGATAACAACGTCGTCTTCGCCGTCAATTGTGAATCTTGCCCCAACCGGGATCAATTCAGCAACGGCTGTGTTAATGTCGATGTTATCGACCCCAATATTTGTGTCATTCGGCATTGGTGTCGCTTCGTTCACGAGCGCCACGCCACTTAACCCGTCCAACAAACGAATTGTTGCGTTTCGGAGTTCGATTCGGGCCATAGTATCTCCCGTACCTGCAAGGTACTATTAAATGCTTTCACTTGTTTGATGTTGTACATCAAGGATGCTGTAACCGGTGAGGTTATGAATCTGTTCTGGTACAACACCAATAAGTTCAGTACCAAGGATTTCCCAGAGAGTATCAAACTCATTGTCCTTCGCTTGTTTGATTTCGTACTTCTTGCCCTGATAGACGATCCAATCATCCATCTTGATTTCGTAACCAAGAGGCAGGTCTTTTGGATCGATATAGAACCACCGTGCAGCACGGTCATAGTTCCCACCGTAGACAAACCCCTTGTCTGACGAAATCATAGAAATCGTCTGAGTTTGTGCGCGGTCTATTTTGACTGGTAAGATGATGGCAAGTTTGATTGTGCGAACTTCTCTGCCCACCCAATCTATCTCACCTGTTTGAAGATCAGTAGTTTTTGTGCCTTGCTTGTAAACAAAAATCTGACCGCCAAACACCCTTTTCAATTTGTAGATTGTTTGACGAATTCGTTTACGCACGTTTCACCTTACTTAAAGTAGGCAGCAGCTACTGTTGCGAGTGAGCCAATGACTGTTGTGAAAAGCAGCCAGACGACTGCTTTCAAAGTTGAGTTTGACTGCTTCAGTCGATCAACGTCCATTACAAGACCGGATCGACGTTCGGACCCTAAAAGAACAGCTTTGATTTCCTTCACGTCTGTTTCCACTGCTCCCAGTATAACAGACTGCTTTACTTGCTCGGTGTGAAGGTCATAAATGGTCGGTTGTTTGCTAGTGGCTTCCGGCATAGATATGCCCTCCATAATCGAATTGTAAAGGACTTCCTTCTTGGGTCTCCTGACTAGGAGACACAAGAGGGAAGCCCTCCCCTTACGGGAAAGGCTTCTTTATTGCAAGGCTGATTAGCCCAACACGAGAGCGGCCAAGCTGTTGTCCAGCAAGGCTGTTCCGGCCAGCAAATCCAGCACTACTTTCGTTCCGCCAGCGTCGATGTCATATTGCATCGTCGCTCGCATGGCGATGTCGTTGTGGGTAGCCACGAACGACCGGGCACCCATCGAAGCATCTGGGCGAGCCAAAGGACGGCTAACCAGAGCGAACGCATTGCGATGGAAGGCAACGTTGAAGTCACCGGCAGGACCTGGGAACGCCAGATCGTTGTTGACCAGAGCCACGTCCAAAGGACGATCAAGCAAGACTTGGCACGACGTTGCTGTCAGTGTCTTCGTCTCGATGATCGTGTAGGTGTGCCGAGTACCGACAGAAGCCCCGAAGGCGAGCAACTGACCCACGACCGGAGGTTTGCCAGAGGCATACCCGTCGATGGTGATGTACTTGGTGTAACCAACACTGTAGTTTCCGTCCACGTCCGCTGGGACGTAAACAGTGATCACAGCACCGTTGCCGACAGCGTACTTTGTCTCTTCGTTGAGAGTAGCCGCTGTAGTATCGGCACCGTTGTCCACGACCGCAGTGAGCCACGTTGGTTGGTCGTTACCTGCCAAGTTGGCGAAGGAACCGGCCAGAGCCACGTACCCAGTGATGTCGAACGCTGTCAAGGAACCACTGGTACCTTCAGCGATAGCAGCAGTCGTTGCGCCCAGTTGGACTTCACGAGCGGCCGCGCTGTAATGAATACCGTTCACATTCTGATCCATGAATGTGTCGAAGCCCAGAATTCGGCCCAAGAGGGCTTCCGTCAGGGCAGTCCCACCGTCGCCACGTTCGTTCGCCTTGATGAACAATTCTGTTTGCAGCAAGGAGGTTTCCGAACCGGGAGCCAAAACCAACCGACGACCACTTGTCGTAGCCAAAGATCGATTCAATTGCTCACGGGCTTCCAAGATCGTGTCCTTCGCATTGCTGGACGTGAGGTTCAGCAAGCGACCAACGCGAAGTTGTGGGGTGCGAATGAGCACATGAGCCATGCGGCCCAAGATAGCCCGGTCAACACCGTTACCCATCGCCTTCATGGCAGGGACCAAGTGGACAGCAACCAAGTCTTGGATCGACTTGGAACGCTCGCCGTCCTTAATCACGAACGCCGCATAGAAGTGCTGGTTCAGGGGAACCTGCACGTTCGTCACAACAGCGTCATTGTAGTCAATCGTGTCCGAATCGGTCTTACGACTAACCTTCATGTCCGCTGGCTTGCGGGTGTTCACAACGTCGCCGAAGTTGGCGACTTCCAGAGAAAAGTCCCGATGAACCAACATGCCCATCACCATGTTCTCTTCGAGAACAGCGATGGATTCACGCGCCCACAATTCGGGAATCAGTGGGTCATTGTCATTGGCGAAAGACGCCAAGATTGTTTGATGCAACATAATTGTCACACTCTCCAATTGAGAATTTTGTTTGTCACTAAGCCACGCCACACGACGTGGCATAGCGATACTTATCAGTCACTCCCCTGCGAAAAGTGTTGGAGGGATTAACCCCGTGGTTTCAAACCCAAAGCGGCAGGGTTCTTTTTGCGTAGTTCAAACCACTGATCGTCGCTCAATCGTGAGTGATCGACGTTCCCATTCCCAGTGAGTGCGCCACCGGTAGCGTTTGTTGAGCCAATTCCTTCCCGAATGTTGTTCTTGAAGAAGTTGCCCCATTGAGCGGGATTCTTTTTCATGTACTCGACCGCTTCATCAGGAGTCATCTGAAGCCGTTCGGATACACCCGTCTCCCCGTTCTTGACAGTCATTGTCACCATTGGAGACAAGTCACCAGTTGGTTGTCCCTTGGCATCCTTTACCTCAACCAACTCAGTCATTGCACGCAACTGAACAATTACTTGTTCAGGGTTGAATGCGTCATGTTTCACCGCAGCACCCAGCAAGGCTTGATGGATAGTCGATTGCGTGAATCGTTTCTCC